GGTGTAAACACCTCTCTTGCAACATTAAAATTAAATAACGTGTCCAGTGTAATAAACTGGCCATTCAATAAATTTATAATGTCTCTCGAAGTTCCAGACTGTAAAGATAAATCAGCGGAGTCTCCTTCATTTAAATATACTCTAACATTATACTGTTCAGAAAGATGGAACCCATTAAAGTATGGTGTCTTTGCAAACCAACCTCTTGCTCTTGTTGGAACATCAGGCGCATCTAGAATCATCGTAAAATCGATGTAATCTACGTCATAGTTAAATGTGAGAGCTGCCTGCGTCTTAAGGGTACCTATTGTACCAGTAGACGTTTTATATCCAACAATGTCAGCCATATGTTAACCTTCGTCTTCAGGTGGTTCAATAGGCTCTTCAGTCTTAATTTGCTTTTGCATTTTTGCGATGTCTTCATCAGTATATTGTAATACGTTTCTCATAACATAATCTTGTGAGAAGTATGTACCAACATATTGTGACATTAGATCTAGAGTCTGGATTCTTTCTCTTAAAATTTCGTTATCTTTTAGCTCGGAGAAGTGGTTATCCTGAGAATAGTCAACAGAAATATCATATTTCCAGTTGTCCCAATCTTCTTCTGTAATGATATTTTTAAGAAGAAGCTGTTTTTTCAAAATGCCAAGGAAGAGCCATGAAAACTTTTTACGGACTCTATCAATAAACTTTTGAAATTTAATTTCATCTCTTGAAATTTCTGTAGTTCTTCCAAGGTTAAACCCTGATTCCTGTTCTAGTCTATTTACTGGAACATTTAAAGAGCGATAAACTCTCTTTTGGAAATACAGAATATCTTCAATCTGGCCGAGGTTTTCACCTCCAGGCAAGGTGGAGATCTCGGTACCTCTCCCGCCCTCACGCCGAGGGAGCCAGAAATCTTCAAGCATTGACATATGCTTACGGTCATCTTTGATATTACCGGTAGCAGCATCATACACAAGCTTGTTACGATACTTTGACATGATGTTTGTCATATATTCTTCAGCTTTACCTTTTGGAAGGTTGCCTACATCAATATAAAATATACGACGTTCCGGTGCTCGAGCTAGACGATAGATGACAAGACTATCTTCCATCATTCTTAACTGATTTACCGGTTTAATTGCCTTATGTAAATGTGAAACAACTTTCTTACGTGTTTCATCTAGTAGACCAGAGGTTACATAACTAATCGCATCTCCAGCGATCTTGATGCCACTGTTCTGCTGTCCAGGCTTCTCTTGATAGATAAAGTACTCATCCACTTTATCGATAATTTTTGCGCCTGTTTGCTGATCTTTACGTGTCTTTACTTCTTTAACTTTACGAATCTTAGTTGAATCAATGTAACGAGCTTCTTGAATACCTGCTTTTGGGTTTGCTTCGTTGACTACAAGGTGGTGATAGATTCTTCCATCTACATACCACCGGCGGAACATATCATGACCATGTTCACTAAAGTTAAGTAGATTTAAAACATTATTGAATTCTTCGGTGATTGTCTTTTTAATACCTGCTGGAGCATCAACCTTATCCAGCTTGATTTGAATGTCATCATTCATGCCACCGGCAATAATAGATTCATTTACAATATCTTCAATTGCCATGTCAACTTCGGGATGCATAGCAATACCACGATACTTCATGATTAATTGGTGGTTGTCTTTTGCTTGGTCGCCATTTATATCAACGTATTGTCCATAATGACCAGAAACAGAAGCAGTAACGTATCCCGCACCATCGTCATCCGTTTTAGGAACAATGGATACTTTTTTCTTTTCTTCTTGTTCAGCGGCTTTACTTCGTCTAATTTCAAAGCCGAATAACTTGATACTATCTTCTGCCATGATAATTCCTTAGATTAATGAGTGGAGGAGATTTCTCCCCTCCATTCTACTATTTATTCGATTTTTACGAAGTGGTTACAGCTTCCCAGTATTGAATCTGGAACTCAACTGTGAACTCTTCGATAGTATCGTTGTTGTCATATGCTAGATCAATCGCGCTGACATTTGTTGGGAATGCACCACGGAATGCGTATTTCTTCAATACTGATCCGTCTTTGTCAAGTTGGTCAACATACATGTCTGCTTGATAAGACGCAGGATTTGTAAGTCCTGTGTTTGCAGAATGTGCATTGATTGCATTCATCCAACGCTCCATTGAGTTACGAACAGTGAAATCAGTATCGTTGATAATGTTTACTGTCCAAGGCTCAAATGTTCTATCACCCGCAATTTGAATCTGACGACCACGGAAGCCGACAGGGATTGGGGTCATAACTGAAGCTGGCAATTGTGCACCTTTACACATAAATGTGGTAAGAGCAATATCGCCACCAGCGTTTACCGCACCAGGAAACGTGATAGTTGCCTGGAACAGATTGGGTCTAGCACCGCCACCTTTTAAGGCAGCTTTAAAGTCGTCTACTCTAAGAATAGCCATGTTTTATTTCTCCTTCAGTGCTACTTATACTGTTCCAACGACTTCTTCGAAGTCAACACCGGATCTCACAGCTACAAAGTTTAGTGTAATGTAGTTGATTGAGCGGGCTGGCTTGATGAAGACGCTAGCAACAAATTCGTTTCTGTCTATAACTGCAGGAGTATTGTTTGTTTCGTCGCAAACAACACGGAAATCAGTGATACCACGAGCACCTTGGATTTCTCTCAAGAATGGTTCGACAATACCAGCAAATTCTGAACGAGTAAACTCGTCATTGAATTCGAAGATTACTGATTTTGCTGCTTCAGCAATAGATCTTTCGATTGTCAAGAACAATCTACGAACGTTAATACGATCGAATGCAGATGGTCTTGATAGGTGAGTCTTATCACCATATAGCAGGATACCTTGTCCTGGAATATTGGAGATAGGGTTGATACCTGCTTTATACAGTGTATCTCTGTTTGATTTGTTTGCGGCATATGCAAGTGATGTTACACCCAAATATTGACCACGACGTGTACCTGCTGGTGAGAACCAAGGTGCAGCATTCACTGATGTCGCTGCCATTAGACCAGCTGTTGAAGAAGCAGCAGGAATATGGATGTATTGATCGTTGTACTTGTCATACACTTTCAAGTAGTTGCCGTCAACAATTAAGTATGAAGAGCGAGTAAAGTTAGCTACTCCTGATACGATGTCTGTTACTTCAGAACCGTTGTTATTAATAACAGCTGCTCTGTTTGGCGAAGTAACCGCAACACAATCTTTACGTGTTGAGCTTGCGATTGCAACAAGATCATTTACTACAGTTGTTTGGTCTGTAGAAGATGACATACCTGGTGCAATAATGAAATCAACTGTTACAGTGTTTGTATCTTCGAAAAGATCGAAACCTGTTAAGACTTCAGCTGTTCCAAGTGCAGAGCCATTGTTACCGTTTACAAGTGATGTATCACCTGTTGCAACAGTACCAACCGCAAACACATATTGTGAACCATTGTTGATGACGTTATTAACGTAGTTTGTAGATCCATCTGCATTCTTAGCTGTTGAAGCTGTTCCTACAAATGAATACTTTTCGAGGACTTCGCCTGCTGTGCCTGTGATGTCTCCGTCTTGGTCTACAACTACAACATGCAATTCGTTTGAATCTGGTGCTGCGTCAAACTCGTTGACGTATGTCCAGTTATCAAAGTCTGAATCGCCTGCTGATTGACCGACTACAGAAACTTTCAAGCTGTTGCCTAAAGCACCTGCATAACGTGCCACCCATGTGTGACCGTCTGAGTCAAGTGCGGCTTCTTGTGATTCGAAGTCGTCGTAATTTTTTACGAGTGGTGCAGAAGCGCCATTATCTGAATCGTAGGCGTTTGCTGCTGATGATCCCAATTCTCTGACCACGTACAAATCTGAAGAGTATCTTAGGTAGTACGCGGCTGAATGGAAATCAATAGTGTTTGACGTAGATGGGGCGCCAAACGTAGATACGAGTCCAGTTTCGTCTGCAACGAGAGTAACTTCTTCTGCAGGTCCCCAATTAAAATTACCGACATAAGCACCTGCTGGTGTGGTAATTCCTGGGACTACTGCAGTTAAGTCAATCTCTTTGATTACTACTGCTGGAGACGCTGATGGATTTAATGCCATTGTCTCTTCCTTTTCCATTGAAGCAATTATAAGTTAAACATAATACGAATATTCAATTATAGCTATTTATAATTTTTTAAAAGTCCAAATAATCTTCATACTGGACCTGCCACGGGTCTTCTTTTTGCTCTACAATTTCATCAATACCATCATCGAAGAAGCCAAATGGAAGTACATCACGTTCAATCTCTTCCATCCTTTGTTCAAACATCATTTGTTTGATGTTAATATCAGTAAGCTCACCAAAGTATGATGTTCCAATAAAGTAACCAAATAAAACAAGATTCATCATTAAGTCATCATGGTTACCATCGGACGCTTCATATGATTGTCCCTTTGCTACAAAGGTTGAGATTTCTAAGATAGTGTCTTCATCTACAATGTCTAGTTTATTTTCTTCTAATAAGTCTTTTACGCCAGAACATCCAATACGTTTTACTTTACGTGTCATGTTAATGCCTAATGAATCTGCTTTAATTGTAGATTCAACAAACATGTTTTCATATTCTAAATCGTGATAAAGTCCATTACACACAACTTGACCAGCATCATTTGATTCTACAACAGCCATAGCTTCATTGTAGACTTTTCCAATTTTATAAATAATATTTGGGAAGAGCAAAGGCGAGATAAGGTTATTGCGATAAACAGCAACCTGTTTAAAAGGCCTAGTGCTAATATCGATCACATTAAATGTAGAGTAGTCCTGACCTCTTCCCTTCGCAACATCAACCATCATCACATATTGATGTTTTGGATGAGCTTCTTCATATATCAATACACCTTCCTTAGTAACATGTAATGGATCTTTACGTCTTAAACTAAGAAGCGTATCAGCTGCGATGAGAGTATCGCCAGTACCAAAGAACGTGTTACCAAATTCTTGATCAAATTGTAATTGAGAAGTGTTGGCAATTGTTTCTTCTTTCCACTTCTCATCACGGCCTGGAACATCCCACCAATCAACTCTAAACGACTTGTATTCATTGGTGCCTTGTACAGCACCTTCCCATATCTTATGGAAAATATTACCAATACCATTTGCGGTAGAAGTAATAATAACCTTTGTATCTTTACCAGATGAAACAACCGGATATGTTGAAGTATAGAATTCTGTAGCTCTTTCAACAAAGGCAAATTCGTCGAGGTAAAGTAAATTTACAGACATACCACGAATAGAGGATCCTGATGTTGAGGACGAAACTATTCTAGAGTTATTACTAAACTCGATCGAGCTTTTATTGACCGACTTACACCCTGGCTGTAGAAAGAAAGGAAGATTCTCGAGCATTAGAGTGACTCTGCCAACCATCTCTCGAGCGGTTTGACCTTTGTTGGCAAGTACTGCAATTGTTTGTTCTGAATTAAAACATGCATACCATAGAAGATACGCTACCGAAGAAATAGATTTACCAGACTGACGACAAGCAAGAACAATATTAAATCTGTTTGAATTAAATTGTTCAAACATTTTTTCTTGGTATTGATATAGTTCGAATGGAACAAGACCACGATCCAGCGAAATTACTTTACAATAATTCTTTGCAAAGTATACTGGATCGTTCATGCATTTGGCGTATTCAGCAACCTCTTCGTTTGTCCACTCTTG